GAACCTTATGACGTTTCCGCCAGCAGATAAGCAGTCAAAGCCCGGGCCACCGCAGTCATATGCGTAATTGTACTCCATGATGCAATTGGTATTGTAATCGTCAATATCCATACCGTCCCCGTCAATGATCTGAGGATTCAATATTCTGCAAACAATGTTATACCTCATGACAAAACCGTTGCATATAATTGGGAACATTCCAGCTGGCCCGGCATTTGTCTGCTGAGATATTGATCCGCAGTCATGTACGTAGTTATATTCCGCTGTACCTCCCGTACAAGCAGCGCAAACAATTCCGCATCCAGAAGCTGTACCCGCAACGTTGTCCCCCAGGATATTAAAGACTTCATTGTGAGCTATGTAGGGGGTGCTGTAATTGCTACCAGACTGCGTTGAGTTTGTTTGGTCCAGGAATATACCGAACTGGGTCGCCTCGGAGCAGGTGTTGCCCGTGATGACAAGGTTGTTAAATCCGTCTGAGGTTCCAGATGGGCCTGCGAAGTATATACATATTTGACCGCCAATAACCGTATTGTTGGTAACGGACATCCCTAGGTATCTGGTGTTGGTCACCGTCGTGGCCTTAAAGCTAATGCAGGCGCGAGGGCCCCCGCTTCCCGTTGAGCCAGGTGTGGTCGTTACGAACTTCAGATTGTTAATTGTCATATACGAGCAATTGGTAGCTACCAGCGCAGCAGACGTTCCGATATTAATGATCGCCTGGCCAGTACCGTAACTTTGGTAGGTTATAATGTTGCCGGATGTTCCCGACTGGGGGACAAGCGTCGCATCGGTGAAAGTGTTTCCACCATTAAATTGAATCGTATCACCAGGGGAAAATGAGAATCCATTAACCTTACCAATGGTTGCCCATGGCGTCCCAGTAGATGTTCCATTATTGCTATCGTTCCCAGATGTTGATACGTAATATGTGGCCATAGTTTTTATGCCTGTGCAATTATTTCCCACTTACTATTAGTGGGATTATATTGGAATAACATTCTTAACAGAGTTGATATTACTGTTGTTGTTGGTAAGGCAATCGTTGTTGCTCCAAAAGAAGTTCCAAAAGTTAATCCTCTAGCGGTACCATTATCTGTGATTTGTATCATCATCAAATCACCTGCTGACGGAGTACCTGTCAAACCACTTGTCATTGATGTGATAGCTTGAGCTAAACCAGTAATCGAAAATATATCGCCATTGTCAGTATCAATTGAAGGAGTTGCGGATTGAGTGACCGTAACAAAACGGCGCGTGATTCTTTTATTTGTTATTGTCTGTACGTCAACAGTATCGACTAAAGTCTTAGAAGATGGAATTGTAGTATCATTAACACTAGTGGCCGTGGCTGCGCCTATGTTAGGTGTCACCAAGGTGGGGCTTGTCACACGAACCAAGTTGCCTGTACCGCTGGCTGCCCCACCCACCTGATTAGCTATTGTCAAGGAGGCCTCAAAATTGGCTTGGGTAATAGCTTTAGTTGTGGGGCCGGTTTCACTCACTATAGGTATTAAATCCGTCGGGGAAGTTGCTGTTTCTGTTGGTAATTGACTTATTTTTACGTCGGCCATATTTTACTCCTGGATTAAATTATCTCCACCTTCAGTTATTAAATCATCACCTGATTCAGTCAGGATATTATAAGTTGCCACTGGTGCGCTTCCAGATCCTGCATACAAATAATGTGTCGTTCCCGCAAGGTCAGCATCTGGGGCAACTGCATAGGTGATGATGGTCCCAGATACAGTATAATCCACACCATCAACCATTAGTTGACCATTTAAAGAAATAAATGAAACGCCAGAAAAAGAGTTGGCAATTGTAAAAGTTACATTACTACCATCAATCGTTCCAGAGACAACTTCATTCATTAATACGCCGCCACCGCCGCTTGTTATCGGAAACCACCCCTTGTTTCCGTTATCATCAGTACCATAATATTGAGAATCACCGGGATCGGCTTCATCACCAACTAAAGTCACAACACCATTCACATCAACTATAGAATCTTCGAATAATAGATTCTGACTTGGAAGTGATTGTGATTGAATGGTCAATGCCGCAGGCGGTATTTGCTGAACCGTCAAAGAAGGTTTCTGTTGGGCGACCGTAATATTCGCCCCTTCCTCTTGATTAACAGAAATCTGCTTGGGAACGCTACTTATCGTTACCGGATATATGACTTGATTCACTCGTATCATTTATCGTGTCACAGGCTCAAAAATGTTAATAGGACCACCTACTAAACGTATTGCAATCGTCGAACCAGAATAAACAAATAAATCCCATACACCTTGAAACGATGGCAATGTTGCTGTATAAACGGGCGGTAAATTAATTTGGATTTGGCCAAGGGTCGCACTTATAGTTATATACCCGTTTGTCGTAGAAGCATTCAGGACTACACTGGAATTATTAACTGTTTGCCTTGCCATCATCACCGCAGTATATCCCGCCATATCAATTGGATCACCGTTTTCATCTACCCAATTAATAGGTGGTGGAGAAAAGTTCTCTCCTTGATAAAAAGAAATTGGTACTTGACAAGGATTATTCATTTAATATCTCCTTAGATCTTCTCTAATACAATCTGAGCATAAACTTCGCTTGTTCCTGTTGAAACTGGATCTCCTAAATTATTTGATGCAGGCGTTCCCAAATTAGCCCCTATATAATATTGAAGAACAATTATACTGCTAGATGCCAATGTAAACATATCATCAAGCAAAGAATTATTACCATGAGCTGAACCATCCCCAGAACTGGTTCCCCCGTTAGCAGCTGAGTTACTTTGGCCTAGACATAATACTGCTGATGCTGTGCTATTGTATATCCTAGACTGAACATTCATCCCATTACCGTTATTAGGAGTATAAAATGGACATGAAGCGCGTACCTTATAAGTTCCAGCAGGCAAAGTTATTTGTCCAAGAGTTGCACTTAAAGAAGCAATTCCTCCTGTATCAAAATTCTTAGTATTAAGAACAATGGTAGTCCATGATCCTTGAACCCCATTACCACCACCAGTACCACTAGTCTGGGTATTTGTACACTTTACAATTGGGGCTCCAACAGAAAATGATTTCCAAGCGGTTGAAGAATATGAAGGAGTATTCCCCAAATTGCTATCAACTAAACTTTGCCATAATGTGCCGTTTACTTGAGCATAGCTATTAGTAAAATATATAGTTCCTGCGTCGTATTCCGCAATACCTTGTTGCATGATGTAGCAAAGATAATATCCAAAAACGCAATCAACAGCGTTCATGTCTTCCAAAAATGGACGATTATTAGCAATCGTCTCAGCAGCCCATCCACGATTCCAATTAGCCAATGATTGCATTAAGGTAATTGCACCGGTATATGTTGGTGTTCCGTTGGCTCCTGAACCAAATTCGCCAACTTCACTAGCACCGTTTACCGTTGATCCAAATTGTTGTAATGTGTAACGCGCAAGTTTTGACATTTTAATCTCCTTATATTTCGTTGACTATCACTGTAACTCCCATTGAATGGGGGACTATGTTTAAGAACTGTGCAATCGTCATAACCGTATAATATGGTTGCTTTACCGTATATACTAATTGCATAATGCTATGAGCTGACCATCTTTCTATATTATAGGCATCTGTTAATGTAGAAAATCTATTAAAACCGATACTTGCAGGGCTTCCAGAATAACGTGTAAAATTAAAATAAGTGGCGCTCACGTCCGGAGATGTAATATTTATTGCTCCGTCAAAATACTCCCACAAGGCGTTCTTTAATTGCGAAAAAGTATTAGATAAATTATTATAGATTATTTTTAGATAAATTAGGTTAAGCATTTCAAAATCTGTTAGGGTATAAGTATTCTGGACTTGCCACCTATCTATTTGATCTGGATCAACTAAAGTTGCATATCTATTAAATCCAACGCTCGTCGGACTTCCACTGTAAATTGTAAAATTAAAATATGTGGTATATGGGCTTATCCCTATTACCTCGCGAGGAACCCCAACTATCTCTCCTAATAAAGTAAGCTGATCTCCTTGTGCGGTTGTTAAATTAAACGCTGATGGGAATTGTAGAAATAATCCATCACAAATAGCACTGTTGCAAACCAATTGAATAAATTGAGTGAATTTAGGCAAGCCGGCATATTGAAGGATTAATAATCCTTGATAATAAATAAACAATTCTTGCAATGGTGTCATAGTCTTAAGTGTTCGTAATTGTTATGTTAGTCGTCTCTACTACAAAAAAATTGCTTACAGCTGGCGGAAATACTGAATTTAAAAATATACTATTATCTTTTGAAACAGCTGCCGCTGTCACCAATAACGTTGGATTATAAGCATAAATCAATGCTGAAAGAGCTGTGATGCTCGCCTCTTCATTAATTCCCAGTATGTAATTTTCAGCAATATATGTCTTGATTGCAGCATTATCTATGAAAGAACTTGTTAGAGATTCTATGTTTAGAGTTATATAAAGTGGTTCTCCGACGGCTGTATCATAATAAACATAGAATGTAGTACCGTCCATTTGGGTAATAGAAACTTGATTACTTCCCTTCATTCCAACACCGTCACTAATATAAGAATAGATGGTATCAGCAATCTCAGTTTGCGTTCCTCCTTCAACGATTACCCAAATAGTATGAGCACCTATTCCAAGACTATTTGTTGAGGCAGTATTGTTCTCATAAACTACTGCTTGTTCTACACCAACCAATTGACTTAAAGCCGCATAGAGAGACATCGCTTTATGTGTTGATATGCCAGCCGTTGATTGCTGTTGCCTGGCTCGCAATTGAGCGTCAGTCTCTTGAGAGGCCCCATCATTATAAGGAACGTTAGGATTGTTAGCCGCTAATACTCCCTGTTGAGGCGTCACAATAACCGTTAAGGTGTTTTGAACAACTTGCACGACCCCAATATTCGCAGCTTGAAAATTAAGAGTATTGACGCCATTGGTCAAAGAAGTTGTCGTAATCAAATAAAATAAATTTCCATTGCTATCAGAAATAGTAAAGGGTGTTGCTACTGTATTATCAAGCCCATTTAAATTAACGGTTTGATTAGTTGTGATATTAACTTGACTTTGGGTATAAGTCCCACCCTTACGGAATAAACCATTTAATTGAACCAAAGCATCTAGTTGTGTACCAATAGCCTGAGTGACATCAAAAGAATTGTAAATACTGACCGCAAACTGCTCCATGTCAATCTTGCACAAAGCAAATATATTAAGCCATTGGCCATCGGGGGTGTTCGGATCTAAATTGATATCGCTACCATAGATATTAACTAATCCAGGACTTGAAGTATTTCCATAAGTGATATCGGTTACCACTTGATCGTAGGTCTCTATTTGGATACCACTTGCATTAATAACGGGAACGCTCATGTTATTCCTTTTCTAAATATTCAATAATAATTGTTCAATATTGTTTAACTGAGCTGAGAAATTACTGGTGTAAATGGTAACTGCATTATAAGCCACAGATGTTGATCTATTTTGAAGATTAACACTAGCCGAGACATTATTGACGCTCACCACTCCATACGATTGAGCAATAACGGCTATCACCGCCAATTGAATCTGTGTCGATGTATTTCCCCCACCTAAGAGTGTAAACCAATCAATGCCGGCCCCCATTGCCCAGAAGCAATTATTTAAGAAAGACTTTAGGCGCGTTTGGATATTTAAACCAATAGCGGCTTGGCCATTCAAATAATTTTGTGTACCTTGACCAAAGGTGATATCTCCATTACTATCGAGAGCTCTGATTATCATATAAGTACCGTATCAATTAATACTTGTGCCGCCGCAATTGCCGCCGCCGTTGTTGGACTCAAAGTATCTCCATCGCTATCAGTGAAAGCTAATAAAGCTGCACATAAAGCATCTAAAGCCACGCGCAATGTCACAGCATTTGCCTGTAAGCGTAGCCCCAGCGCTTCAACTGCCAAGAAGTTAATACCCATACCTAACTGAGGTCCCAATGTATTATATTGGGTTAAAGAATTTGTGGATGCCTTCACTCCTACAAATACAAGTCCGTCACTCAAATCATGAACTCTAGCACTATTAGGAACTGAATTCGAAGAACCAGTTGACCACCACGCATCCAAATCACGGTCATTGAAAAGAACAACGCAACTATCTCCCTTTACAATAGGAAAAGTCAAATATCCACTTCCACCAAATAACATCATTAATGGACAATTTATTAACTGGGGATAATTCTGAGTTTGATTATTAACATTCTCACTATTAGTCTGGGCCACACCCCCATAAATTACCCTTAAATAATTTATCTGAACAGTAACTGTTTGATTCGTTGTATTAAATGACTCAATTGTTCCAATGGCGATACAGTTTATTTCAGACTTAATTTCAAACTTCTTATTCTGGAAAAGAAGATTAAGATCTGGAATAACTTGATTAGGCTGATTAACCGGTGCTGTCATTTAAAATCCCTGTTCTGAAATCTGATTATATTGTGTCAAAGTAAACAGCGTTAATTTAGTCGTACACTTTCCATTCACAGATCCTGAAATTATTCCACGATGTTCCAATCCAACCACCTTGTAGTTTCCATTGAAATCTGGCTCTGATACTGATTGAAGATTTATCATTTGACCTATTTGAATATTGGGCTCAAAAAGTATTTCAATATCAAGGAAAGCTTCTCTTTTCTTAGGCGTTGACAATAATCCTGTACTAGAATCTATCGTAGGTATTCCACCCACAAACACATCATTGTTCTGCAATATATTAAGATTCCCGTTATCTATGTAACAACTATTTCCTGTTTCTTGTTGAAGAATCTGCCAAGCATTTCCAAATAAAACCCTCCCCCGCGGATACGTCATTCCATTATATGCGTTCGTCACATAACCTATACCAAGGCCGGTTGAACCGCTACTGCCACCTAATGTTGATGGAGCATTTATAACCGCATTAGAAAGAGTCTCGACAACTTTATTTTTACTAACTCCTGCAGCCAATGTAGTATTAACTATTCCCGTTACAGTCGAAAATATATAATCCTTACCTGTCATTTGGGTTATAAAATTAGGAGATCCTGAATCTCTCCAAGATTCTGCCTCGAACATATTTCCATTAAATATCGTAGGATATGGTGGAGGTCCGTAACCAGCTTGTAATTTCAAAGAACGATAATCCGTAAAGTCTTGCCAATCTCTTCTAATGCCTGTCCTAGATTTCTGATTCAAATTGTAAATTCTAAATTGCGCTTCGTTCGTCGATGACCAATTTTGTCTTCTTATATAGAATTCCAATGTCAATGGATACTGAATTGTCTCAATGCTCCCATCTACCAATTGAACTGTAAGTACATAATTACGTTGCCATTTGACTGACATTTTAAGGATTGTTTACCAATAAGTAATCTTGGGTCAATATATTCTCATAGTTCTGAACATCATCAGCATTAAGTAAAAATAAACTAGCACGACCTGAAATGAAATCTGTTATGAATATTGGTTCATATCCATCTGTAGTAGACAATGCTAGACCAAATGGAATGATGCTTCTAAACGCTCTTAGCATATTAGGATTAACTACTAGACGACGATTAGTGCATCCGCTCCAACCTGGATATGATAAACTAATAAACCAACCTTGCTGATTATCCATGTACGTCAATGTCAATGGCGCACTACTCCCATCTGGAAGAATTAAATTCTGCGACTGGTTAGCGTCTGCTGTAAGACCTGTAATTTCTGTCATGGTATCACCGGTGCAATTGGTGTTGCTAAAAGACCTGGAAAAGTATTAAACACAGGACTAGAACTATTATTATTTGACGCTGGTTGAGGTGGTGGAAAAACTAAATCTGGTGTAACTGGAGTAGTCGTACCTGGAAAATTCTGAACCCCTGAATTGTTAGCGCCTGGAAGCGCTGCTGGTGGTGCTAACATATCAGCAACACGACCAGACGCATTCGTGGAAGTAATACCACTTTGTGGCTGGCTCGGATAATTAGGAGGCGGAGGATTAACGGCATTATTGATAGCAGAACTTTGATTCAATTGTAATTGATTTCCAGATTGCGTGCTTGATCCAGCAGGATTAGGACTTGCTGCAGTGGATGTAACTGCTGTACCAACCTGTTGTATTTGTTTAAAGGTTATAGAGAAACTGCTGACAAATCTAGTATCGCCGCTCTGAGAAGGTCTAAGATCCTCAATGGCCATATTTGTCAAAAGACCAAATGGGGTTTGCACCGTACATAAAGTACGATTAATCCATAATCCATACATGGTACTATAAGCTTGTTGCTGATAATTTGAATTGCCCATTAACTGTGGAATCAATGAAGATATGCTTCCTATGGCCGCAATAGCGCTTTGAGCTTGCGCTGCGGCACTTGCAATACTGGTATACACTTGAGTATCTTGTGTATTGAATGAAGGTAATAATATTCCTAAAGGAAGTAGACCCGCTATCTGAGAAAAAACGTCCGTCGTTTGAATATCCAATATTTGTTTTAATTCTCCGACATATCCTTTAAGAGTAAATTTAACTGGCTTCTGTGCAATATGGTCCTGAATAGCTGAGTTAGTCTCAATATAATGATCGGTGATATCGCTCTGTAACGACATCTCCTCGACATCTAAAATATCAAAAACGAATCCAGATACGCCCGGAGGCGCTCCGTTTGTTGATACAATATACTGGTTAGCAACGTTGGCAACTAGGCTTGCCGCATTTTGAATCGCATACGCTGCTGGTGAGTTAAGATTTAAATTTACCGTTCCCATATTAATAACTTACCAATGGTGATTGTCCCTGAACG